TCCATGCATCAACGATTTGACCAATGTGTCAATTTCGGTTGATATTTTGAAAACGTGATCCGATGCGTTGCCGGATTTGATCACATCGACAACATTGGTGAATTCGTTTGCACCAAATGTCACCGCCGATCCTTCCCACAACATAACTTCGGAAATTTGCCAATATCCTTTTGATTCCATTGTCACATCATCAATCCATTTTGTTTTGTCGTTTACATATTTGAAACCAATGGAATGTTCGCGGATGATTCCATCCATGTAATCGTTCCATGCATCGTTTCCAATGGTTGAATGACCTAATTCACCAACCGCAAACAATCCGACATTATCTTCCGACAATTCAATGAATTTTCCAATTTGTTTTGTCCAATCATGATGTCGTAAAAATTGAATTTTGCGATTTGATGGTGAATTCACACCATGTTCATTGATCGATTTGGTGAATGCACCGCGTTTGATCATGTCATTGTCCGAATCAATTGTGTCGAATTTGGACAAATATATCGCAACGCGCCGGTTTTCCGAATCAAAATCTTTGATTTCCAATGCGTTTTTTGTTTGATAAATGTTGTTTGTGTTTTTCATTTTTACAAAATTACTAAATAATTACATGCCAATCAACGTTCGGATTTCATCGGAATCAAAATTGACACCCATTGCAACCATTTTTTCAATGGTTTCCGTTTTTATTTTCATTGTGTTTGCCATTGATTCAACATCGTTTTGTAACACCGGCAAATGATCAAATTCGGCATATAAACGAATTCCTTCCGCATCCAAACCAATTTGTTGTCCAATTGAATCGTAAATTTGTTGTGTTTCCGGAATGATCGTGTCTTGATATACCATTCGGATCGAATCACGAACGTTTGTGAACGTTGATCCCTTTTCCGATGAAAACAAATTGATGGACAATCCAAACGCATCAATGATCGCGATTTTATCCGCGTTTAATTCTTCAAACAACATCAAATCCTTTGTTGGAAATGACATCGGTTTCCAATCGATTTCCGATTCGGTGATGATTATTTCATCTTTTGATCGATTGAACCAATCGCGTTGAATTTGTTTTTTATCTTCGGATGTCATTGGAATTGCACCGCCAATGTCCGAATTTTTTGCGGTTAAAATTCCGATTGAACCAATGTTTTCCAACAACACATTTCGTTTGTTATATTGTGCGCGGATGTTTGACAATGGAAATTTCAACGTTTCAATTCGTGATGTTGGTTTGACCAAATTCATTCCATCCGATGTTGTCAAATAAATGACATCCGCCAATTCCAAATTTTCGGTTGATCCATCATCGTATTTGAACACATATTGATCAATCAAACCATCGACATCCATTTGTTTCAATTTTTTTCCGGACAATTCGATTTTGATTTTGTTGGATGGTAACGGAACCATCAAATTTCGAATGTTGAATGATCGTTGCGGTGCATACAAAAAAACGTTTGAATAAAGCGAATCTTGAACCGCAATCGAATAGACAACATCCGACCATGATTGTGTTGGATTTGGTTTGTTTATTAAATCCAAAAACCAATGATTTTCGATTTTGTCACCATTTTTGTCAACCAAACATGGTTTGTTTGATGCCATCATTGATGCGCGTTTTTCAATCACCGATCGCAATTCCGGAATTTCCAAATACAATTTCCATGCATCATTGGTGTCGATCCAAACCGCTTCTTTTACTCCCCAAATTTGATTTTGTATTGGAAACATTCGTTGCATTTGATCAATGAATCGGTTGTTGTTGTTAATGTCAACACCAAAAAATGATTCCCAAAAATTTTGATTCATATTTTTTATATTTGATTATTTACAAAATTACTTATTTTTTTCGAAACATTGATTGTGCAAACATGGACAATCCACAAATGCAATCCGGCGCATCATCATGTTTGTTTTTTCCATCCTTTGTGAATGCGATGATGTTTTGCATGAATTGTTCACATGATCCGTTTTCCAATTTGACAAACGTGAAATCATTCATCACAAATGCCGAATTCATGATGATGCGTGTCATTTTGTTTGTTGTGTTTGCAACCGCCAAAATTCGTGTTTTGACCAATTGTTGCAATTGTCGACCATAAATTGCACCGATTCCATTGGATTCAACGCGACAATAGGAAACATTCCATTCATTCAATTTGGATGCGATCAATGGAATTGTCACATCGGTGTTTTCGCGTGTGAAAACGTAATCAACAACAAAAAATTGATTTTTAATGATCACCATGATCGCGCATGCGGTAAAATCCGCGCCTTGATCCGCGACATCAACGTAAGCAATTGAACCATCGAATCCAAATTGGTTTGATTCGGTTTTATTTGCATCAATAATTGAATTAAATTCATCCAAATCGATGTGTTTCAAATCATTAAACAATCGACCTTTGACATCGACCGGTTGTTGTTGATATTCAGCCGACCAAATTTCAATCGGTGTTCGTTTCCGTTTCATGTGATATTCATCCGTTGACATGACATGTTCACAAAATGATTGATCGTTTTCATCCAATGCCGGAACAATAATTGTTTCATCGTAATGATTTGATGCGTAATTCCGACCAATCATGTCATTCATTGACCAACGTGTTCCAATGTCGATTCGTACACATCCACGTTCAAAACGTGAATCATGTGTTGATTCTTTCCATGCGATCACACGATCATTGATGGTGTCGGACATCGCATCTTCAATTCCACGATATAAATCATCCGTAATCGCGACATTTGATGCACCAAATCCAATGATTGTTCCGCCAACACCGGAACCAAAATATCCGACTTGTTTTGATTTGTTGGTGTTCCATCCTTGCAAATTTGCCTTATCATCCGACAATTGAACATGTGGAAACACCGCACGAAATTTGTCCGATTTTACAATGGTTCGAACATCGTAGGAAAATTTCAAATACAATGTCGATGTGCATGTGTTCCGCATCACCGATTCATGTGGATTTCGACCAATTGTCCATGCACAAAATAATGATGTCACAAACGATTTGCCTGCTCGCGGTGGCATTGAAACCGCCAATGATGATGTTTCACGCGTTTCAATTCGTTGAAATGCATCCGCAACGTTTTTCAAAAACATGCGACCGGCAAAAAATTCCGGATCGTAATGGATGCAAAACCGCCAAAAATCACGTTTTGCCAATTCCAAACGCAACATTTCACGCATGTGATCAACGTTTTTTGTTGTCATTCCAATGGTTTTTCATTCAACAAATCAATGATTTGATCGGTTGACAATCCGGAAAAATCCGGTGCATTGGTTGTCATGTTGATGTCGGTTCGTTCAATGTAACCGCGTTTTTTTCCTTTGGTTTTTAAATAAAAAATAGTTGCGGTTGTCGATCCATCACGAATTTGTTTGTGCAATTCCGATTCAACGAAATCCAATGTTGTTTCGTTCAAATCATCCACATCATGTTTGAATTGTGGATCATCACGCATCCAATCGTAAAATGTTGACCGGTGCAAACCGATTGATCGACATGCAATGGTGACAATTCCCAATGATTTTTCCAATGCATCAATGAATGCTTTTTTTCGGATGTCGGTTTGTGTCGTTTTCCGAACCGGTTTTTTCGGTTCAATTTGGTTTTTAATTGTGTTCATTTGTGTTTGTTTTTTGTTCGATCAATTGTTTAAATTCATCCAACATGTTTTGTCGCAATTGCAATTCGTTTTTCCGCCAATTGCGTTGAATGTCCAACCATTTGTTCCAATCCGGTTTCATCATTTCGATGGTGTTCATCATTGATTGGTGATCATCAACCAAAAATGGTTCGATTTCATGCATGTATTGTCCAATTTCCGATTGTTTGATTGTATTGATGCAATTCCGGTCAAATAACACGATGCAATTGCAAATTCCGGCTTCATACCATCGATTTGCTAAATTGTTAAAACATGTATGTGTGAATTCATCTTCCATGTACAATGAAAACCGAAACAAATTCAATGTTTCACATTTTTCAATCCATGACAATTTTTGAATCCAAATTGGATTGCAACCAATGTGTTTGTATTGTTTGAAATTTTTTGAATCCGATGAAAAATGGACATCGTTTTGCAAATACAATTTCGCGTATTTTGAACGATTTTTCCGCCAACGTGAATAGTAAATGACATCATGTTTTTTGATCGTGATTTCGTTCGGTTTTCGTGTGATCAACAAATTCAAATTGATCATGTTGTCGGACAAAACATGCGTGTTGTATTTGGCAATTTTACCGCGACCAACGAAATTTTTGATCACATGGAATTTTCGATTTGCGTTCAAAATTGCCCAATAGTTTGATTGTTCGTACTCACCGACCATCCAAAACAACACCGCATTTGGATTGTTTTTGATCAATTCGGTTGTTTTGATGAAATCATTGGAATTTGATCCAAATCCAAACACCATTGCATCGAATTGATCGGTTGTTCGAAACATTGTCGGATCGTAAATGCCAACCGCATCCAATGTGTTTTCCAACACCAACATGTTTCGGAAATTTACGGATGTACGTTTTGCAACGTTTCCTTTTGTTCTTCTACAATCAATTAACGCAATTTTTTTCATGCCATTCCACAAATTTATCAAAATGAATTTTTTTTCCGGTTGATTGCAATTTTGATTGAACGATTTTGAATTCATCGATGTTTGAACATTCAATGATGAATTGACACGTTTCGTTGATTTCATCCAATTCCATGATGTCAATGATTTCATCCGGATCAATATCAAATCTTGGCACATCCATTCCCCAATCAACCAATTGAACGGAATCAAACGTGTTTGCTAACATGTCAAAATTCCATTCACCGAATCCAACATTGTCTTTGATCATGAATTCGTTTTTTTCGGCATCGGTTAAATTTTCAACGATCATCACCGGAATTTTTTTCAAACCGGCTTCGCGACATGCACGAAAACGCATGTTTCCGCCTAAAATCACCATGTTTTCATCAACAACGATTGGTCGAATGTCCAACATTTTTTCAAACGATTTGATTGATTCAACCAATTTTTTGAATTTGTGATCTTTGATGAATCGCGGATTTTGATCATTCAACACCAATTCGGTGATTTTTACATTTTTTATTTCCATTTTTTGTTTTTATCGTGTTTTCAATCCAAATCCATCAAAATGATCACATTTTGCAATGATGGATAGTCAAAAATCGGATTGTTTTCCAAAAATTCAATTGCATCATTTTGATCAAAATCCGGTGATGTCAATTGTTTGACCATTTTTTTGAATGACATGATCGGTTGACCGGTTCGTGAATAACCGATCACACATGGTTGAAAAAATTCGGACAATGATTCGGAACCATCATCCATCAATTGTTCCATCAAATCATCCATTTGATCAAAATGTAAATTCCGTAGATGATTGCACATGCACCAACGCGGAACATTGTTTGAACCATTTTTGGAATGTCATCAAACCATGAACGGATTGAATGTGATGTCAAATGTGGCAAAAAAACCATGATTTGTCGATCAATAAAAAATAATACTATGGTGATTGGTGTCAAAATGATTCCGGCAATTGCCATCATTTTTTTTTTGTGATTTGTTTTCATGTTTCAAAATTAAGTAAAAAAAAGCGGTGACAATTCCAAAAACACGAAAAATTTTGTCAAACAATCATGTGGAATCATCACCGCATTGGATCAATACATGTCCAAATTTACTATATTTTTTTGAATAAATGTCAAATAAAAAATTTCACCGGTCAATTTTGTTGTTTCAATTTCAATTCCGTTGAATTGTAAAAATTTAACGAATGAAATCATTTGTTGATTCAATTGTGGATTTTTCCAATACAATTTTGATGGATTTTTGAACCCAAAATCATCGGAAAAAGAAAACCATTCGCGTTTCAAATGTCGAATTTCCAACAATTCACAAATTGATGTTGGAACAACCAAACCATTTTCAAATTTCAAATTCAAAATGATTGGTTTTCGTTTTTTTTGATTTGGCGCGTTTTCAACCATCGTGTGAACCAAATCCATTCATTCGACATTTTATGCGTTCATTTGCGATAAAAACCGCGTATTTTGACACTTTACGCATAAACATCCAAATGCAAATCAATTTTTTTTTCATTTTTGTTCAATGTATGTGATTGAATCATCATCATCATTCGCGTTTTCAACCGGTGTTCGTTCAAAATTTAATGTTTTCAATGCGGATTCAATACCGCGACCAAATGAAATTTCCTTTGAATTTCCAAAATTGATCAATTCATCCGATGCATCAAACAATTGATTGACATCCAAATCCATTTCAATTCGTTCATCGGTGTCCATCATCCACAATGGTGTTTGATCACCAACGTAAGCGGAAAACGTGTTAAATTCCAAAAATTCAATTGCATCAAATCGCGACATTCCATCGCGGTTCATCAATATGCGAATTGCCAATTCAACCGAATAAATGATCCGGAAATTCCAATCGATTCCGATCACCGCATCATCAAAACCATCCGCAATCAAAAGATTGTTTTTGCCAAATTTTTCAATGTATTGTGTTAATTTTTTCATTTTATACAAATTTAATGTTTTTTATTTTACAAATTTTTCACGCGATTTGGAAAACCGCAATAAATTGTGTTGAAAATTGTTGGTTGATCATCATTCCAATGCACATCATCCATGTCAACACCAAATCGTTCCGGATCATCATTGATCGCGTTTTCAATCATTTCATGAATGCGTTTGGTGTTTCGTTCATTCAATGTGCAATTTTCAACAACATCACCATCATTCAAACACCATGAAATGTTTGTGATGTCAACGTTTATTTTTTCAAAAATTCCATCACCATCAAATGATGATGTGTCAATGTCGACATCGAAATCGATGAACATGGTTCGATGGTGTTGATTGAACATTTCCAATTCGGAATTTCCAATTGACCATTTTGATTGATTGATTGATCGTAATTTTAAAAAATTTTCCATTTTGTTTTTTTTTGTTTGATGATTATTAATTTTTTTCGTTTAACCAATTGAATGCATTTTTTCGGTTTGGTTCGTATTGAACACCATCGATTTGATTTTGATTTTGATCCATGTTTTGCAATGTCCAAAGTCTCAATCGTTTATCGAACCAAATGCGTTTTGTTTTTGTTTTGTTTTCGTGTGATTTCATGATGTTTTTTTTAATATGCGCCGGATGATGTATGTGATTTTTCATTCAATTTTTTTTCAAACCACAAACTAATTTGAATTTCACCGGTTAATTCATCAATGTCAACAATTTGACTTTTTGGAATCCATGCCATGCCAACCGACATACAATTCAATTGAATTGCGTTTTCCGTAACGCGATAAATTTTACCGCGTGAATTAATTGATGAAATTTTGTATTTTGTGCCAACCGACAATGATTGAATTTTGTTTTGCAATGTTTTCATTTTGTTTTTTTTTTGATGAATGCCGGATCGATTTTCGATCCGGCGGTGATTATTTTTTTTTATGCAAAAATGATTGATTTTGATTTGCACATTTCACGCAATTCGTTTCGATATTTTTCATCTTTTTTAAACCAAACATTTGATGAAAATTCAATTGATTCGATCAAATTGTTTGTGATGCAATTCATCCATTCCGCCATGATTTCCGGTGTATTGTTTGCAATGTTGTTCAAATCCAATCCAACCGGTGATTTTGTGTTTAACATCACACGTTGCATTGGTGCGGATGTCATTGATGATGATCCAATTGACAATTCCATCATGAAATTGATTCCATCGGTTGTGTAATGAATCCAAATTTTGAAATCCAATCCGTAATTCATCACCGGATTTGCATCAACAATAAAAATGTTGTTGATTTCATGTTTTGACCATCCATTCATTGTTTGTTTAACTAAATGCTCATAACCGAAATTTGATGCATGTTTTTGAACGAATCCGGATTCCATCAATTCATCCAATGTTTTGAATTGATTTTTTACAATTAATTTGTTTGACCATTCGATCCAAATCATTTTTTCGTTGTTAATTGATTGATTTCCAACGTTTTTTGTGTTTTTTGTGTTCATTTTTTCGTTTTTTAAATTGTTTGACATGCACAAATATACATATTTTTTTTAATGATGAACATTTTAGTGAAAAAAAAGTGAAAAAAAAGTGAAAAAAAAACGCACTAAAAAATTAATGCGTTCATTTTCAACTACTTAACTACTTATTTTTTTATTAGAAATTTACCGATTTTTTCCAATGTTGATGAATTCAACGATTTGTTTTCAACGTTTCCGCGCATGTACACCCACAAATGTGATTGATGGATTCCGGCATTGCGTGAAAATTCGGTCAATGTCATGTTGTTTTTTAATATAAAATCTTCAATTAATTTTTTGACATTGTTGTTCAATTGTGACAATTGTTTTGCGTTCATGGTTTTGAATTAAAATGGTAGATCATCATCACCAACCAACAAATCCAATTGATCCAATTTTGGTTTGATTGATGTTTCCGGATTTTCCGGTGATTTTGTTGTCATTTGTTGTTGTGTACGATCCGAAAATGATTGCGATTTGTAATTGATCGACCAACATTCGATCGTGTTAAAAAACCGCGTTTGTGATGTTTTTGGATCAATCCATTCGCGACCGCGCAAATTGATCATGCATTCAACCGAATCACCAAAATTCAAATTGTTTGCCAAATCACATTTGTCATTTGTCAATTGCATTGAAATTAATTGTGGAAATTTTGATTCCGCATCGGTTTGAATTACAATTTCGCGTTTTTTGAATTTGTCGGAAATTTGTTCGATTTGTTTGATGTGATGGATTGTTCCAACGATTTTGATTTGATTTGTCATTTTTGTTTGTTTTTTAAATTGATTTGTAAAAATTTGAATAAATTTCACGAATGATTTCAATTCGTGTTTTCATAGCATTGATCACATTTTCATCGCGATCAATCCGAAATGGTTTGATTCGTTTTTCCAATGGAATGTGATCAAATGTGAATTGTGACCGCATTTGTTGTTCCATTATTTGTTCGATTTCCGATTGCGACAATGATTCATATTTTGGATTTGACAACGCGCGCCACGTTGCGCGATTTGTTTCATCCAACAACATTTGATCCGGATGGTTTGTCAATGCATAAACCAAAAACGAATGATCGCGTTCCATCAACCACATGTAAGATTGCATTTGATAAAAATAAATTTTATTCGGACATTCCGTTGCGAACCAAGGAAATGTTGTTCCATCGAATGAACATTTGATGTCACCGCAAATCATGTTTGAATCGACATCCGGTTCACCGGTGATCCATTCGTTCGTGTACCGGATTTTTGGTTTGTTGACATCAACATCGAACCAATCCAACACATCAATTGCCATTTGAACACCGATTTTTTCGTTTTGGATGCCCTTATCAATGTATTTGGATGAAATGTCCGTTTCGATTCCGTATTTGTCAAACAACACAATTTTTTGGATTTCCTTCATTGCGGTTTCACCAATGTTTTTTCCGGTTCGATCGTTTGCCATTAAATTTCCAATCATTGATGCGCGTGCTAAAAATTGATGTTTCATGATGTTTGAATTGATGTGATTGATTTTTTTTGTTCATCCGACAATTCGAATTTTTCCATGATTTGTTCCGGTGTATATTGTCCGGAATTTATTGCGCCCAAAACCGAAATGAATTGTTTTTCATTCAACGTTTTTTTGATCGTTTTTTCATTTGCCGGTGTTTTGACATTTCCGCGCGCATCCAAATCTTCATCCATTGTCACAATTCCCAAAATGCCACAAAATTGATATTTTTTGTAGTATGTTAATTTTGCACCATCGGTTTGAAATAAATTCATTCCTTTCAATTCAATTCCGGATGGAATTTTGGTGTCGGTTGAAATAAATTCACCGGATGTCGAATGAAACACAATTGTTCGCAAAATATCGGAACCAATCATTTGTTGTGAAAATCCAATGTTCCATTTGATCATGTGCGGTTTTGCAATTTCCAAAATTTTTGAAAATTCCGCGTATTTGTAACCGAAACCATTTTTTGATTTTGGTATTGATGGACATTCGGATTGAAATCCGCACAATGCAACCATCATTTTGGTTCCAAATGTCATTTTTTTTGTTGGTTCATCCATGATGAATTCCAACGATTCGATGTTTTGATTTTCCATTTTTTTTTAGTATTTGAGTGAAAATAATTTTAAACCAAACAACCGCAATTCAAAAACACGTTCATTTGGTTTTTTGATGTTTTGCCGGTTGTTTTTTTTGATGATTGGATCATGATTGATGAATTCGGAAACCATTGATTCATCAATTTTGTTGACAATTGGAATGTCGGTGATGATTGGTTTTTGATTTTCCAATGCTTTTTTCCATTCCAACATCATTTTTGAATCAATTTTAATTGATTTCAAATCATTTGTTTGATCATCAAAAAAATTGATTTTGGATTGGATTTGTTTTGGTTTGGATTTTCCAAATTTGAAACCATTGCGAATGATCCGCACAAAATTTGATGCATTTTTCCGGTTTTGATATTCGGAACGATAGTTTTGTTGCAATTTTTTGATTGCGTTGACCATGTTCAAATCCGGATTGTTGCCAATCCAAAATTTTCCGGCATTTTCCGTTTGCGCAATGATTCGCAACGTTTTCAATTGATCGACAATTGCACCATTCAAATTGAACGTTTCAACAATTGGTGATGTTTGCACAAATGGATCATTTTCAATTTGTGTTTTCAATTCATGCAAACAATCAATTGTTGCACGAACCATTTCATTTTTTGTTCGTTTTTTTTTCATTTGTTAAATTATTATTTTTTTTGCGTTGTGGATGCGCACCCCCCTTTTTAAAATTTTAAACCACAATCAATCGGATGCGTGATGCAATCCACAATGTGATGTGACCATTTTGATTGATTTGAATTGGACAATCGACAAAATGTTCCAAAATTTTCCGATCATGATTCATCATGAATGTTGTCGTTTGATTTGTCATGTCCATGTTGAATGAATTTTCAATGATCAAATCAACAATTTTTGGATCACATTTTATTTGCAATTGTTTTGAATATCGATGTTGAATTGTCAATGTTTTGATTGTTGGATTCCATCCAATTTGATCAAAATAAATTCCGTTTTTTTTAAAAATGTTTTTCATGATTTTATTGGTTTGAAAGTAAATTTGAATAGTATTTGATTTGATCGTTTAATGAAACATTTGACAACCAATTGTCAATTCCAAAAAATTGTGACCGGCGCACCGGAATTCGAACCGGTTTGTCGACATTAATTTGAACGGACAAAATAATTGTTTTTTTGTCAAAATCAACAATTTTAATTTCAACCAATTTGTTTTCAATTTCGTAAATTTTCATTTTGTTTTTTTTTGTTTGATGAATGCCGGATCGATTTTCGATCCGGCGGTTGATGTTTGTTTTTTAATGTTTGTATGTGAATGTGAAACCATTCATTTTTTTGGCACAATCGTTTCCAATTCGATGAAATCCTTGCGTTTCCGTATCGGTTCCGGTGATGAAATCAAAACCATCAATTCGTGTTGTTTCATCGGTGTTGTATGCTAAC